TTTCTCGGGAAGGGAGGCAATCTGCTTTCCCGCGGTGATTAGCAGGATCTTTTCCCGTGGATTGCTCATGTAAACATCGGCTTTCATTCGTAAATCCTTGTGTAGTATCAATTGAGTGGCATTCGCCACCATGACTCATAACACAAATACCATTTGAGCCTCGCCACAGTGCGGGGTTTTTTTATGCCTCGAATTTCCCACGCTCCCCAGCGTTTGGCCGCTCACACCGGCCTTTTTTATTCCCCAACGCCGAGACCCACGAGGCGCCTATGAGATCGCAAACCATGTCAGAACCCGGACCGTTTACCGCTTTGGGTGGGATCGCGCTCTACAAGCTCGGTGCCTTCGGCTTCGTTGCGGTACTAGCGGCCATTGTCGTCATGGCGATGACGCTGCCCAAGACGGTTCGCGAGTTCGTTGTCGCGATGATCAGCACCACAGTCTCCAGTATCTGCGGCGGCGCCTTCGTGGTGCGCTGGTTCGATCTTGGCGTCTGGGCGCATGACGACATCGGCCTGATTGCGATCGGCGGCATCATCTTCGTTTGCGGACTTCCTGCATGGGTATTGGTCCGCGCCTGGTTCAAGTGGGCCGAGAAGCGCAAAGACAAGGATCTGGCCGAGCTGGCCACAGAGCTGAAGGACCTGCGCAAGACCGTCACCGGCGGGCAGTGAATGCCTCGCCAAATCAAGGTTCGCGCCTATCTGCCCTGGTGGTTCCGCACTTACGTCAGGGCAGTCTACGCATTCGCTTACATGGCTGGCCTCGAGGTTGATCGCGATGTGATCCATCGGCAGACCAAGCAAGTTACGCGTTACCGAGAGGTTGAGTGATGACCACGATCGCCTACAAGGACGGGATCATCGCCTACGACGGGCGCTGCACTGCTGGTGGGACGATCGTCTATGACGACTACGAGAAGATGCGCGAGCGTGACGGCGCGTTCTTCTTTGGCGCTGGCGGAACATCAGAGATCAATGACCTGATCAAGGCCTACCACGGCGAAGAGATTACCGGCGACTGTGGTGCGTCTGCCATCGTGTGCAAAGCTGGAGAGCTAAGCCTCATTGGCTATGACGATGGGAAGATCTGGGAGAGCCCTGTGCGCCCTGATAAGCCATACGCTATTGGTAGCGGTCGCGATCACGCATTCACCGCTCTCGACATGGGTGCATCTGCCTATCAAGCCATTGAGATGGCGGCCAAGCGTGATACCGGAACTGGCGGCAAGATCCGCACATTCACCATCAAAGCCGAGTAACTGAAGGAATCCAGCATGACAACCAAGCCAGATTGGGAGGCGATCGAACGCGCCTACCGGGCCGGGTTGATCTCAGTCCGCGCCATAGGTGAGACGCATGGTGTAAACCACGCCACCATCCTCAAGCGGGCCAAGAAGGAAGGCTGGGCGCGTGACCTGACTGATCAGGTTCGAGCCGCAACCAAGCAGAAAGTAACCACAGCGGTAACCACTGGCGGTAACCAGAAAGCGCTGGTTACTGACGCTGAGATTGTCGATGAAGCATCCGATCAGGCAGCAGCGGTCGTGCTTGCTCACCGCGCCGGGCTGGCTCAATGGCGCAGCATCGCTGACAAGCTCGGTGCGTTCCTCGCTGAGGCTGACGTGAACGATGACAACCACAGCGACTTCGCTCGATCGTTGAACGCGGGTGTCGATGCTCAGCTCAAGGTCATCAAGGGTGAGCGTCAGGCTTACAACCTCGGTGACGACAATGGAGAAGGTAGCGGTCCTGCTGATCAGAACCTGACCATCAGCTTCGTCAAGCCCAATGGCAATTGAGTTCCCGGACAAGCTCGCGTTCCTGTTCGAGCCGCACCGGTACAAGGTGGCGTACGGCGGAAGGGGGAGCGGCAAGTCATGGAGCTTTGCCCGGGCCTTGTTGCTGCATGGCGCTCAGAAGCCGCTGCGCATCCTTTGCACTCGCGAGATTCAGAAGAGCATCGCTGACTCGGTCCACAAGCTGCTTGCTGACCAGATCGCTGGCTTAGGGCTGGGTTCGTTCTACGACGTCGAGCAGGCCTATATCAAGGGCAGGAACGGCACAGAGTTCAGCTTTGCCGGCCTGCAACAGCACACGATTGACTCGATCAAGTCCTATGAGGGCGTTGACATCGTCTGGGTTGAAGAAGCCCACGCGGTGGTCAAGAAGAGTTGGGACGTTCTACTGCCAACCATTCGTAAGCCTGGGTCTGAGATCTGGGCTGGCTACAACCCACAGCTTGAGTCTGACGAGACGCATCAGCGCTTCGTCATTACGCCGCCGCCTGACTGCGTGTCAGTGCTGATGAACTACAGCGACAACCCCTGGTTCCCTGAAGTGTTGGAGCAGGAGCGGTTGCACGCCAAAGCGACCATGAAGCCCGAGCAATACGCTCACATCTGGGAAGGTAAGTGCATGCCGGCAGTTGAGGGCGCCATCTACTTCGAGCAGATGAGTCAGGCCGAGTCGCGCATTGGCAACGTTCCGCATGACGGGCTGCTGAAGACACACGTCATCTTCGACCTCGGTTGGAATGACGCGATGACGATCATCCTGGCGCAGAAGGTGGCCGGTGAGATCCGCATCGTCCACTACATCGAAGGTCATCAGCGCACGCTGGCCGAGTACAGCGCTGAACTGAAGGGCTTGCAGCTGGATGGTCAGCCGATCAATTGGGGTCATGTCTACCTGCCCCATGACGGATACGCCAAGCGCCACCAAAGCGGCAAGTCAGACGCCGAGGTGATGGGTCAGCTGGGTTGGTCCGTGCTGCCAGTGCCGAACATGCACGTAGAGCAGGGCATTAACCGCGTCCGCGAAGTGTTCCCTCGTACCTATTTCAACCGTGACCGCACGGCTCGCCTCGTGGAGTGCCTCAAGCGCTACCGCCGGCAGATCAATCAGCAGACCAACGAGCCAAGCGCGCCACTGCATGACGAATACAGCCACGGGGCTGACGTCATGCGCTACCTCGCCATTGTGACCGACCAACTCAGCAACGATGAGTGGGGCGGCCAGCTCAACTATCGCAAGCTCAACAACGCATAAGGGCACGAAATGACTAAGGGTCTGACCGAGGACGAACTTAAGGCCTTGGTTGAGGCCGAGATGCGCCAGTCGCTTGGGTATTCATCGTCCAAGCTGAGCCAGGCGCGGCAGAAGTCGATGTACTACTACCTGGGCATGGCGGTGGGTGACTTGGCGCCGCCTGAGGTCGATGGGCGCTCGTCTGTGGTCTCTACCGACGTGCGCGACACCATTGAATCGATGCTGCCTCAGCTGATGGTCACGTTCATGGGCTCCGACACTGTGGCCGAAATGGAAGCCACCAAGCCTGGCGACGAGATGAAGGCTGAGCAGGCTACCGAATACTGCAACTACCTGTTCACCAAGAAGAACAACGGCCACCGTATCGCTTACACGTGGATGAAGGACGCGCTGCTCCAGAAGAACGGCATCATCAAAGTCTGGTGGGACAAGCGCAGCGAAGAAACCCGAGAGGAATACCGGGGCCTGTCTGAAGTCGAGCTGACCCAGCTGATGGAAGACGACGAAGTTGAAGTAACAGAACAGTCCACGTCTGTAGACGAGGATGATGCCGAACAGCGTCAGCAGGCGATCGCTCAACTGACGCAGCAGGCTCAGGCTCAACCGCAGTCCGCGCCTCAGGTCATGCAGCAGATTCAGATGATCCAGGCTCAGCCGCCAAAGCTGGTCTACGACGTCGTCTGCAAGCGCACCAAAACCGAAGGTAAGGTGTGCATCGAGAACGTGCCACCCGAAGAGTTCCTGATTGCGCGCAACGCCAAGGATATCGAATCATCCAGCTTTGTTGGGCAGCGTGTGCAGTACTCGCGGTCTGAACTGAAGTCCATGGGCTACAAAAACGTCGACGAGCTGACCTCGCAAGATGGCGATCAGGCTGTGAACTCCGAGCGCGTCCAGCGCCTGAGCTACAACGACGAGAACGCCTACGCCGACGACAACGGCGATGGTGACAAAAGTCAGGACCTGATTTGGGTCGTTGAGTCCTATGTCCGCTGCGATTACGACGGCGACGGCATTGCCGAGCGTCGCAAGGTCACAATGGCCGGCAATGTGCTTCTGGACAACGAGGAAGACGACGGCGTGGCGTTCATCTCGATCACGCCTGTTCCGCTGCCACACCAGTTCTTCGGGCTGTCGGTGGCTGATCTGGCGATGGAGAGCCAGAAGACCAAGACCAGCATCCTGCGCTCCCAGCTCGACAACATGTATCTGGCCGTGAATGGCCGCTACTTCGCCGTGGAAAATCAGGTCAATCTCGATGACCTGTTGACCTCGCGCCCGGGTGGAGTCGTGAGGGTCAAGACAGCCGGCGCTGTTGGCCGTCTCGATCAGGGCGCACCAGATATTGGCAACTCCATGCAGATGATGGAGTACATGCAGCAGGACTTGGAGAACAAGACCGGCTGGACGCGCTACAGCCAAGGCAATGACAGCGGCTCGCTGAACGATACCGCTACCGGCGTGAACGTGATCACCAACCGCGCCGACATGCGCCTCGACCTGATCGCCCGCAACTTTGCCGAAGGTTTCGCCGAGCTGTTCAAGAAGATCCTGAAGCTCGTCTGCCAGTACCAGCAGAAAGAACAGATCGTCAAGCTGACTGGCGGCTGGGTGCCAATCGACCCGCGCGA